AACTTTGGTGATTGCATTGGCAATGCCGGTGCCGCCGGTGCCATCAGCTCCCTCAAAAGTTTCCAAAAATTCAAGGAACTGGTTGGCAATGTCCGTGACGGCCGGGGCAAGGTTGCCGATCACCTGGCCGATAATTCCTTCGATGGTTGCACTCACCAGGTCGAAGGCGTCATTCATATCGGCCACGTTGTTGATCTGCGTTTCGCTGACGATGATTCCCAGACGCTCGGCCCTAGCCCGCAGCTCTTCGATGCTGGCGGCACCTTCTCGGAACAGCGGGGCGAGCGCCGCCCCCTGCTTGCCGAACACCTGCACGGCAGCGGCAGCCCGATCGGCAACTGTGGGCAGCTGCGCGATGGCATCGCCGATCGCCGAGAACTGCTGCTCCGGTGCCAGCTCCTTCAGTTCGGCCACTGAAAGCCCGATGCCACGCAGCGTTTTGTCGAAGGCGTCTCCTGTATTCGCCTTGCCGATGTTGACGGCCAGCTTCTGAATTGCCACGCCAAACTGCTCAGTGTCCACGCCGGCCATCTTGGCGGCCAACGAGTAACCCTGCAGCGCCTCCACGCCAATGCCCGTGCGGGCACTTAGATCATTTAGCGAGTCGAGCGAAGAGCTTACGTTGCCGGCTAACGTCAGGACGTTCTGTGCTGCGCTCGTGAACGCACTGCCCAGGGCCGTAAACCCGTCCACCAGCACACGGCCGATCTCAATGGTGCTTAGCGTGCTGACGCCCCGGTTCAGCTTGTCGAGGCTTTGCGTGGTCTTGTCGGCCTCGCCCGTGAAACGCTGCAGGCTTTTCTGGTTCTGGTCAACGATCTTCTGCAGCAACTGCAATGCCTTATCGGCGTCTGACAGACCCTTGGTCATGCCAGAGGCATTGGCAGTCATCTGCATGCCTACGCCAATTACAGTCGCCATAACTTACCCGCCGAAAAAGTTTTTCAGTTGCTTGATCTGATCCACCATCTGCTGCTGATGCTGCGGCGGTTTGTCGAGCGGCACGAAGTCTTCGGCCCGTGGTGCCTTACCCTTGGCGGAGTACGGGGCAAGCACCGCGCTTGCTATCAGTCCCGTTTCCCGCCACGAATCCGGCAACGCCTCGAAATACCTCGTGTACGCCAGCCACTCCGCAAACTCGACGGCCGTCATGCGCCGCTCGAGCTCGCCCACAGTCATCTTCAGGTGCCCCGCCAGACGAAACAGGAAACGCCTCGTCGGGCGGATGCTCAGTTTTTTGCCAGTTCCTCTACGTCCTTCTCCGTGATCGCGTTGTGGGCCGCTGCCTTGTCGAAGAGCCGGCCGACCACCTTGGCCGACTTCGCCGCCAGCTGCTCGATCTGCTCATCGCTGAACAGCCGCTGGCCAGCCTGGTCACACAGGCAGCGTGCCACGAACTTTGCACGGAAGTTGTCCACGCCCGTCTCGCGCCGGCCTACCCATTCCTTCTGGTAAGCGTCGAGCTCGCCCACGGTCATCACGCGGATATAGACTTCGCCGCCCCACTCCCTCACGCTGACCTTCAGAAGTCCGAGATCGTCGGCCGCCAGGATCTGCTCTGCCGTCAGTGCCATCGTCACTCCTTCACGATTTTGAACGTGGCCGAATAGCGGGCCACATCATTGACCTTCCCGGCGAGCTGCAGTGATTGGCAGATGGCCTTCGTGGTGAAGGTCATGCCACCACCAGACAGATCAAGCACAGCCTTGAGGCCGTGCTGGGTCATCGTGATGTTTGCAGTCGCAAGGCACGCTATCTCTATAGTGCCTGCGTCAAGCGCAAACGTACTGTCTCGGCCGATCGGCAGGCTGCCACCGGCTACCACCTTGATGTCGGTGACTTCGCCGAACGCCGTGGAGTTCCACGTCGCGGAAACGCCAGCACACGCCGTAGCCATGACGTCCTCCGTCAGGCTTAGTAGCGCGCGACCTTGAAGGTGACTTGGCCCCGCACGGCGTCGTTTGTGGCGAACGTCAGCGTGGACGAAACAACCGTGGAGGCCGCGCTGATGGCAGTCACGCCGCCAGTTGTCAGGACGATGGTGCCAGTGCTGGCGTCCTTGATGATGTTCGTGCCAAGGTAGTCCACCACGACTTCGCGGCCAGTGTCCGTTGCCGAGCCCTGCAGCGGGCGGCTGATGGTGCGGATGCTGTTGCCCGTGGTCAGGCCGAGATGCGAAACGTCGATCGTGTCATCGGCGGCCGGGTCGGTGTTGCTCACCACGATATTCGTGACGGTGAACGCGGTGCCACCAAACGAAAAGACGGTTCCGGCTCCATCATGCGGCGTTGCGGACATGCTCTAAGTCTCCTGCCAGAGGACGTTGAAAGTCTGTGTTACCTGGTACACCGGAGGAAGGTCGCCGCCGGCCAGCTGCACGAAGTCGTCGGATTCCTGCTCCAACGACGCATGCTTCACTTCTGTATTGTTCACGGTGCCCCCGTAGCCATCCAGAACCACACGCACGGCGTCGGCCAGTTCCCGCACGTCTTCGTAGGTGGCGGCGAAGGATTGCATTTCCACGCTCACGTTCGGCACTCCCATCGGCCCGGCCAGCGTGTGCTCCCGGCTGATCGCCGAACGCCGCCAGGTGATGAACGGCAGGGCCGCAGTCTTCGGGGCCAAGAGCGGATAGACGCGGCTGCCCACGATGGATGACGTGACGGTGTTCGTCACCAGGGCAGAGCGGAGGACGGCTTCGGGGGATTTCATGTGATGAGCCCTCTGGCCACGCGGCCTTTTACTTCGTTCAATGCCTTCTCCAGCCTGGTGGCGAGCTCCTGCTGAAGAAGGCTACGCATGGCTGGCTGGGCCTGATTGAATGACGTTTTCACTGGCGGCACGCCGGTGCGTCCGCCCACCGGCATCTTGCCGAGGTTCACAACCTGGCCTGCCTTTGCCGTCTTGAAAAACGCTTTCGGCGGCTTTGGGCTTGTGACAAGTTTGCCAGCGTTGCGGCCACGCTTTGGGTTCAGGATCGTGAACCCACCTCGCACGTACTGGCTGTTGTTGAGGCTGCTGCTTTTCCAGCTCGACGCGAACCGGCCTTTTTTCGTTTTGCGCTCCTTCGTGCCGAACTCCAAAAAGCCTTGGTGGTATCCAAGGCTGCCCTTGCCGATTTCATAGCCGACAATGCCGACAGCGTTGCCGTCTTTCGGGTACGTCTTTACTTTCAGCTTTACGCTTTTTCGCAGGTTGCCTGTTGGCCCCTTTGGCGTGTTCTTCCGCAGTGCTGCGACGCCAGGCTTCATGGCCGCACGCAAGGCAGCGCCCATGTGCTTGGCTGCAATGTTTTTCTTTAGATCCTTAAACTCTTCGCGCAATTGCGTGAGTTCTGGAAACTTTATCTCCAATTCAAGAGCCCCGGCATTCTTCGCCATCTACTGCTGCTCCTGGCAGATGGCCTCGTGCTCGCTGCGGTTGCCGTGCTCGAGCAGGCTAACGATCTCTAGCGTGCGGGAACGCCAGGAGAAACGGTGCTGGCTTGTCAGGCCCGGCAGGTAGCGGAGCCGAACGCGGTGGCTCACGGTCGTTTCCTGCTGGCCAGAGATCAACGCCTCGCGTGCGCTCACGCCTTCAACGCTCGCCCACACGGCAGACGAGTTGTTCCACGTCAGCACCGTTTCGCCGAGGGTATTGGTCGCGCCGCTAGCGATCTGCACGGTGACACGCTCGCGGAGTTTGCCGGGGTCGATCATCGGTAGGAGCCCCACTTCTGCGAGTCCAGAAGCGACTGCACGCCAAAGGGGATCTCGTTGCCGCTCATGGAGTCGGCCGCCATCCGGCGCTCGTACCACATGCCCACCAGCATCAGCATGGCGTGCCGGATCGCAGCCGGCACACTCGTGCCGCTCGCCCCGTAACCGCCCCACCAGGTTACGCTGATCGCGTTATCGTCCTGCAGGTGCGGCGGCCAGGTCTGCCCGTACAGCGTCTTTACGGTGCCCGGCACGCCGTCGCGGTCCACGCGGTAGCTGGCCGTCGAGTAGGTGGACGTGGTGCCGTTCTCAAAGGTGAAGGTCAGGGCCACCGCCGTGGTCGTGCCGGCCGTTGCCATCGGCGGGCGTGGCAGCTCGATGTCGTGCGTGCCGTCAGGCGGGAAGCTGTCGAACCGCATCACCCACTGGGTATGCACCAGAGTGCGGTCCAGGTACTGCTCGCACCACTCGCGGGCCGCCGTGATCAGCGACCCGATGTAGGCATCGTCTGTGGTCGTATCGACTCGCAGGTGAGCCTTCGCCTCTGAGAGCGTCACAGGCTCAACGGCTGGGGCGGTCGCTCTGGTCAGGCTTCGATATTGCACGGCGGCGTTTCCTCGGGGTGGCGTCGGCCGTTTCGGCTTCGTGCTCGACGGCTGCCGTTTCGATCAGTTGGCCCTGCGTGTCCTCAACCGCCACGCGCTGGGCGAGCAGCTGCGTGGCCAAGCCGCCGGAGATGTCCACCACCTGGCCCTTGCGGTAGGACCGCCACGCGCGGGTGAATGTGATTTTCGTCACTGGGGCACACTCCATGCAGTTTCGGGCTTCTTGCTCGTGTTCGTGAAATCGGTTGTCCATTGGAAAACAGGCTTGCCGAGATCCCGGCCAGGCCACGTCACGACATACTCGCCGTGGCCGAGAACCACGCGGGGCGTGACGAACACACGGTTCCCGCTCTCGCGCCAGTTGCGCCACCAGTAGATGTCGGGATCTGTGCGGCCCTCATTCCACGAGCCGTCTGGCCC